TAGTTAAGTCTCCTATTATTTCTTGTACGACAGGAGAAGGTTTTGCTTGCCTAGCGTTAGCACCTCTTTGAGGAGATCTATTAATTGTGCTTGCTTGCCTTTGATTTGGTTGATCATTCAAGCTCATAGCATCATCATCTTCTTCAGAACCGATGCCATATATCGCACCTAATGCATAACGTCTTGAATAAGTAATAGATGTTCCCAATGCGTGCATAACATTTGGGTTCTTAGGATCTCTTAAAGGCAACTTGCTTTCAATCTTTTCATCTTTGAAGAATAAAGTCGTTATCAAAATAGTTAGGACTTCATTTTCTAAAGGTAGAAAATCAAAAGTTTGAGAATGAGAGAGGCCAAGCTCTAATGCAGGTTCAAGAGCTTTCAACAAATCTTCTAATGTTGAATACTTGCGTTCTCTGTTTCCTCTGTCTTTGGCAGTACCTTCTCTGTTTGCTGTTTTAACTTGTTTTTGAAATTCAGCTAAGGCATCTGCTAGGGTTTCTGGCCCTTTAGGTTTGGTTTGGTTTGCCATTGTTTGTGCGGATAACTTATTCATTCTACACTATTAGCGTAAAATATCAATGAAGTGTTCTAATCGTGATCTTCGCACCAGGATTTTCTCCTTCTACGCAATACCTTTTCATGTTTCTATTTTGTACTATTAAGGAATCATCTTTGATAACACTTCCCCCACTACTTTCAGATAAAGAATCGTATGTAGACCGTTGAAGTTTGTCTACATCACCAATCCCTTTACTTGTTACAAATACAGGAGCAGAAGGTTTTAGTTTTCTTGCGTTTTTTCCTGTTCCATAATGACTTTTAGGTCTAGCAAATAAGAATATAATTTCTACTTCTACAGCTTCATCAATAACTGTTCCGTTGTAATGCATTAATGCTGCTTCTTTTACATCTTGTCTCCAAGGTTTTACACGTTTACTATTTTCAACCATGATTCCATGTCCCACATGTCTTTTACTACCTTGAGGAGCAGGGATTCCTATTACAGGAATAAAAATTTCATTCATTAAATAAAGAGAACGCCTTGAGGACTTGCTTCATAAGAAGCGTCATACCTCTTGTTATCACCTTTAGGATAAGCTTCAACCTTATAAGCTAGATTTTTCAACATTTCTTTTTTATCTTTTTTTGTACCAATGAAATAAAAATATCTATGTTTTCTCGGTCTATCCTCTAGATATAAATTGTCACCATAAATTAGTTTAAGTTTATTAATTTTGCCTTTTTCTAATCCTCTACCAGCATGATCCATTACAGATGCACTATGTAAATGTTCCATTCCTTTAATTTTGTAATCAGTACGTTTTGCAGATAATCCTGTATATATAAAATTACAAGCTTGATATATATATCCATGATGATTTAAAGATGTATCAGCATAACTAACTACTACAACTGGTGAAGGAAGTTGTCTTAGTGTCGCTGAAACAAAAAAACTTAATGTATTTTTGGGAAGATTGTTATTAACTACTAATCTGTTTAATTCAAGAAAATTATCTTGATAATGACCGTTAAAAGCATGTTTGATTAATGTATGAGCAACTGGTCTACCGTAAGAACAAACACCAAGAAGTAAATTGTTTTCATATAAGCCAAAAGCATAAGAAATAGAAGGGATTCGTTTTGCATAGTGTTTATGTAAAAACCATTCTTTGCATTCATGATTTTTAATTTTTAAAACTATATATTTGCCATTCATTAGAAAGGAATCTCCTGTTTTTCTTCAAATATTTCCCATGCCTTATGCCATTCATTTAGGCATTCATTAACAGGTTGATCATCTCCAATTGTTGTCTTATTAGGTTTAGCCCAAATCGTTTTACATACATCAACTTCTAATCCATGATGTGTTTTTAGTGCTTCTACATAACTTCCTAGTTGTGCATTAGTTGAATAAGTACGACCTGATTTACTTTGAGATTTAAGGTCAATCAACATTAATCTTTTTGATTCATGGTCATAACCCAAAAGATCTAATTGACCTCCTACTGATTTCTTAAGATCACAGAGCATATACTCGGTACACCACGGTTCAAACTGTTCAAAAAAAGGATGACTTAACAATGGTTCAAGCCATTCACTATATATTCCAAACTCAGGATTAGGATCACCTAGCATTTTTTGCTCTAATCCATAATGAACAGCTTTACCTCGTGCTTCCCATCCATCAGGCCCATAACGATAGCGTTCAATATTAGCTAAAGCCTCTGGTGTTTTGTTATTACATACCTGAGTTGTTGAATATAAAAGAGCTTCATTTGTAGGTTCCCATATATATTTATGATCAGGTTCTTTCCGATATATCGGTAAAGGATCAAGCCAAACAGAAGACCAAGGATCTTTACGTTTTAAAGCTTGAACGTGTATCCACTTTGCAAAAGGATTCATTGTTGATGTTCCTTGATTTGTGCAAGTAGTTTTAAATATTTAGTTTTGGATTTGACGTATTCACCTAAAGCAAGATCTTTTTCAATTGGATCTTGATCAGTTAAATTTTTCCATTTGTTTCTGAGTTCATCAGATTCTTGTTTTTGATATAAAGCATTGAGCTTTATTTTTTTAAAATCGTTTTCCATTGGTTTAGTTAGTTTTTGTGTTTCTAAGTAATTCTTTTTGTAGATCTATTTTTCTATTGGGATCATTTAATATTTTTTCTTGTCGATTTAATTTATCTCTGTATTTTCCTGCTACTTCAAAACCTTTATCTAATTTACGGCCTCCTCTGCACTTGTGATGTGGCTCAAAAACATCGGCAAAAGCATCAATTAAATCGCTGACAACATTTTCGCCATAACCATTTTTACCTCTTATTTGATAAATCCAAAAAAGCATATCTCCAGCATGATTAATGTCTTTTAAATTAATGGCATAAAAAGGTTCTTCATGTGTCCAATTAGTAGCACTATTACTAAGTAATAAATCTAGATACAAGCCTTTTTTATCAAAATGCCAATCACCCCAAGAAGAAGAAGCTTGCTCTTCATAGTCACACGAAACGTTCCACCAAATACTTTCATATTTACACCCACCCCTTCCCTCATGTCTTTTTCTTTCGATTTTAATTTTCTCAGCCCATTCTTCATGTGAAAGAAGAATGTATTTTTCTTCTTGTGTTTTTGTTTGTGTCATTGTTTTTAGTTAGTTGGGAAGTCTTTAGGGTCAACGACCTCTACAGATTCTTTAATTTCAGGAGGAGGATTCTCCCTTGCTAAGTTTTTAAACCTCACACCTTGATACCCTCTCGGATGTATATCAAGATGCTTGTTTGCTAAGTCGATGTTGTACTGACAACCTGCACTGATTTGATCTAAATCTTCTAGAGTCCACATAGGAACTTTAGGGTTAGCAGGATTAGGTGTATGTAATCCTTTTTTCAACCTGAGAGTGATAGAGCGAAGATTATTAAATAACGGTTCCATTAATCAACAAATCCTCCATCTTTCCAGAGTCTTTGAGCAGGATGACCTGTTACAGGTTCTTTATCAGCCTTCTGTGGTCTTCCAAAGGCTTCGTAGTTCTTTAAGGTAATACTTTTCCATTTACACGCTTTGCCCTCTTCTAGCTGATCTAAGGCAGCATTCTTGCCGTATTTAGTAAATATGCCATTCAAGCCTTTAGAACCGATTAGAAGTTTAAATGCTTCTTCACTCTTTGCTCCTGATTTTACTGCCCAGAATTCAGCTATTAAATCTTTACAAAATTCAAGTGACTTAGGAATGTAGTTTTCTTTGAAAACCCATTTTTTTGTTTTTTCCTTATTTATTATATTCTCTACTTTACTAGTATAGAAAACCTCCCTTTCTTCTTTGTTTTTTTCTTTCTGTCGGTCGGTTTTCATTGTATCATACGTTGTCAAGTCTTTATATTTTGTTTGTATGCCAAGAGCTATCATGTCATGTATAAACCCTTTGAGGGAGTGCCATTCATCCATATGAAGCTTGCATATATCGATGAGTTTCTTGGATATATCGACTACTTGAGTTTCCATAATACAGGTCAGTTACAGTTCAATAGGGTAAGTGATGACATGTAATCTACATGGTGGATATATATGTGTCAAATCAGGATTGTAATAATTCGCATTCATGATTTAGCCTTCTGAGAAACATCAACGATCATTGAAGTTCCATTCTCATTAAAAGTTTCCAAATTATTGTTTGGATAGCAAAGACCTAACTCATATTCTTCCCTAGCACCTTCTTCTGACTCAGCGTGAACAGTAACCTCATAATAATTACATTCACAAATCCTTATGGTATAGGCACTCATGCTGCACACTCCTGACATATATCGACCTTAATTCTCATTTGATGCACAATAATTGCACTCCCATCAAATGTTTCTGCTTGTCCATCTTGCTTTGATCCTAAAGTTATAGATTTTTGTCCATAACTATCACCTTTAATAATCTTTTTCTTGCATTCATGGCAAGTACGTTCTCTTCTTGTTCTTTTTAGTTTCATTGGTTTGTAAATAAATTGGTTTGGTAGTTTGTTTGGTCACGTTTATATCGTTTTTGCCATTCATCACTAGGTTCATCAATCCATACTCTTTTGCCATTCATTACTTTGAATCGCAAAACTTTGCCATTCATAACGGCATTCATGATCTTATTAACCATGCGCCCAGCCCTCTTTAGTATCGTTTCTATCTTGTTCTTCTATCCAACGAATTTGATAATGTTCAATCCATTCTTTTTGTTTATCAGTTAATCCACTTTGCTCGCAAGCAGATACATGATCTAGACCATGCTTATCGCAATAGTCAACATATATCTCGACTAACCAGTCAAGGTCATTCATGACTTGACCTCTTCTAGTTCTTCTAATATGTCTATCCAGTCATTTTCTTTCCCCCATATATCCTCTTCAGTAGAATCAATCCAAAGAGGTCTACAACTCAAATATTCAATATCGTCATAAATATCACCTAATTTATTTTCTGGGATGTTATTAATTAATAATTCAATAACATCATTCATTCTTGGCACAACTTTAAACATTGCGTCTATGTAACTCATTTCACCTTTTGATTCATAAACTTTGCTTGAGTTTTTAATTAGCCTTTGGCAGGCGTAATAAAGACAACTACTCATGCTCATGCTCATAATTTAACCTCACATTTACAAGGGGAATAAATTTCAAGCCATTTCATAGCTTGTATAAGAGCTTGTTCACAAATTGCTTGATTAACAGGCTCTTCATAGTCTTCGATTGAATCAAAGAAGTTACGAGCTAATTGCATAGCTCTAATAGATTCAGGTAAATCTGATTTACCATTTTCTTTAGTCATAATTTTGCTATTCATAGGTTTAAATGATCAGTTTCCATATCTAAAGCAGTCTTTCTTGTTGAATATTCTTGAAGAGTTATTTCACCTTCAAAATATTTATTTTCAAGTTCTGCTTTCTGAGCATTTTTTAATGCTAGGTATTCTTTAATTTTGCTCATCTTTCTATCTATTTCTCTCATAGTCAGTTAATGAAGGATTACCATAGTAACTCCAATATTCTTTACCTATACAATGTTCTCTAAATGCTTCATCAAATTCAACTGATCCCTCTTTAATATCGGGATTTTCATCTAATATCTCTTCTGTAATTCTTTCTATTTCATCTTGAGTAGGTCGATTAGACATAATAAAAAAAGGGGTTTAGGTTTGTTTGCTAGGTCTTACATCTCTTTCAAATGCCTAGCTTTTAACTGACGTTTTGTCGTTACGACATTTTAAAAACTTATTAAATCTTTTCTTATCTTCTGTAATTTTCCTATTGCTTCAATCCTTTTTTCATCATCATCTATATATAAAATAGATTCTTGCTCATTACATAATAATTTTATTTGAGTATTATCAAACTTATTTTTTAATTCCATTGATTCTATACTCTCAGGCATTTCTGATATGTCATATTTTATATATAACCTTTGAGCAGTTCTGATTGTTACTCCCATTTCATTAGCTATTTCTTGTTTAATCTTTATTGGTATTTCATGCGGTCTGTATAATCTTAATTCTTTTGTATTTTTATCTTTTATTTTTTCTTCTCTTATTTCCTTTTTTCTGATTTGTATAAAATCAGGTAAATCATCT